GTGGCCATGCTGGCCGCCCGCTCGGTCATCGACGCCAACCTCCTGGCCCTCCACGCCGGCCAGGCCGCGGCCTACCGCCAGAGCGAGGCCAAGGCCTTCATGGAGGCCATGCGCCAGGAAGTGGCCACGGCCCTCTTTTACGGCAACATCAAGAACGACCCCGACGGCGTTCATGGCCTCGACCCCCGCTACGCCTTCAAAAACGCGCCCAACGTCATTGACGCCGGCGGCGCGGGCCATGAGAACACCTCCATCTGGGGCATTGTCTGGGGTGAAAACGAGGGCCACGGCATCTTCCCCAAAGATTCCAGGGCCGGCCTGGAACACAAGATCCTGCCGGAATACGACGCCTTCGACCCCGAAGGCCTGGCCTTCCGGGCCGTGGGCGATCTCTATCAATGGAAACTCGGCTTTTCCGTCCGCGACTGGCGGACAGTGGTCCGCATTTGCAATATAGATACCGCCAAGCTCTTCCTCCGCAAGGGCGAACCCGGGTTCATCGACCTCCACCGCCTGACCATCATGGCCAAGAATAAAATACCGGCTGAAAAATTGAGCCGGATGCGCTGGTATGTCAACAGCGACCTCATGACCGCCCTGGAACTCCAGGCCTCGGACAATGCCAGCGGCAACGTGACCCTGGTTTACCGCACCGAAGACTCCCCCCGAGGCGGCCCCCTGTTCAAGAGCCGCCGCCTAACCGAACTGCACGGCTGCCCCATCCGCCGCTGCGACGCTATTTTGAATACCGAGGAGGCCTTAGGCGCCGCTCCTGGAGCCTGATTTGTATGATGCGATTATTAGCCTGGATTGCTTCGTCGCTTAAAAGCTCCTCGCAATGACGGTGTTTTCGTCATTGCGAGGAACGAAGTGACGAAGCAATCCAGTAAAAAGAAAGGAACAGGCTCATGCTTATCGACCAATTGTGTGTCTTCTTCGACAACGTGGCCGCCGAAGCCGCGGCTGTTTCCCCGGCCCTCAACGTCTCGCCCTATGCCGGGCGGGGCGAGGCCGTCAATATCACCGTCCTCTTGACCGGCCCCTCGGCGGCCGGCCTGGAAATCACCCTCCAGGAATCGGGCGACAACAGCGCCTTTGCCGATGTTTTCATCTTTACCCTCGAGAAACCGGACGCGGCCGGGGCCGTTTTGGCCTTGGCCCTGCCTCACCCGGTCCGGAAAAAGTTCGTCCGCCTGTCCTATGCCCTGACCGGGGCTCCGCAGGGCCTCAAAATCTTCGCGGCCGTCACCCGCGATCACTTCGCGCCCTATGCTGAAGGCCAATACCTTGACCACGGAAAGGTGGTGGCCTGATGAGCGATAATAAGAAACAGGCCAAGCCGTCGCAGGCCCTCTACAAAGCCAAGGTGGCCTGCCGGGTGGGCGGGGCCTTGCGCCGGGCCGGGGAAGTTTTTTATTTGCCCCGTTTTGAAACCACGCCGTCCTTTCTGGAAGAAATCAAAGAAGAAGTCAAATGAACCCCTCCACCCTCGGAGTTTTAAACCTGGCCCTGGCTTTTTTGGGCGGGGAGCAGCTCAGCAGTGTCCAGGCCCCTTGGGAGGACAGCGCCTTGGGGAGGCTCTGCGCGGGCAACTTCGGAATGGTGTTGGATGAAGCCCTGGAGTCCCACCCCTGGAGCTTTACCCGGAGCCGTAAGGTTCTGGCGCGCCGTGGGCGCTTTGCCTATGCTTTGCCCGCCGACTGTCTGCGGCCGGTAGGGCTGGCCGGGGGCTGGCCCTATGTACTGGAGGGCCGGGAGCTTCTGACCGAGGCGGACCCGGCCGAACTTCACTACATTCGGCGGGTGGAGGACCCTGGTCTCTGGCCTCCGGCTTTCAGGATCGCCCTGGCCTGGGGCCTGGCCGCGGTCCTGGCCACGGCTCGCGTCAATGACCCGCAAAAACAACAGCTCTGCCTGCAGCGCTACCACCTGGCCCTGAGTGAGGCCATGGCCCGGGATAACCAGGGGCAATGCCCCTGGACCCAACAAAGCCTATGGGCTGAAGAACGGCACGGATTGAAATGACATTCTTAACCTTGCAGCCCGCCTTTACCGGCGGTGAGCTCTCCCCTTCCCTCACGGCCCGGGTGGATATGGCCAAGTATGCCCAAGGCTGCCGGACCCTGAAAAACTTCAGGGTCCAGCCTCATGGCGGGGCGGCCAAGCGGCCGGGTTTTTTGCTGTTGGACGCCCTGCCCGGCCCGGCCGCCCTTATAAAATTCTCCTTCAACATAGAGCAGTCTTACTGCCTGGCTTTCGGGGAGCATTGGCTGGAGGTTTTCACCAGGGAGGGCCCGGTCCTGGATGACGAGGGCGGGGTCTATCATATAGCCAGCCCTTACACCTTGGACGCGGCCCGGCGCCTGTCCGCGGCCCAGAGCGGGGATGTTATTTTCCTGGCCGTTCATGGGTCGCCGCCGACCAAGCTTGAGCGCCGCGCTCACGCTGACTGGCGTTTCGAGGCCCTGACTTTTCAGCCTCCCCTTCCGGCCCCGGGCGCGGTAACAGTCAGCGGATCGGCCGGGCCGACCCCCTATCGTTACTATGTGACGGCCCTTGACAGCCGGGGCCGGGAGAGCGAACTGTCCGCCCCGGCCCCTATTAACGGCCCGGCTTCCAATAACTGGGAAGCCGGAAGTTCCATCACCATCACCTGGAATGAGGTCGCCGGGGCCGAGGAATACCGGGTCTATAAATCCGAATACGGCGGCCGGCCGGGCTATATTGCCGTGGTCACTGCGGGCCTCAGTTACACGGACCGGAACATGGCCCCCTCGTTCAGCGACGGCCTCCCGACCTATGACCACCCCTTCCCGGACCATGACTGGCCCGGCCTGGTGGGTTTTTATGAACAGCGTCTGCTTTTGGCTTCCACCCCTGAGCGGCCCCAGACCATCTGGCTGAGCAAGAGCGGAGACTACGCCGATTTCGCCCGCTACACCCCCCTGGCGGACGATTCGCCCCTGGAACTGACCATAGCCTCGTCGGAGGTCTCGGCCCTGGTCTGGGCCCGCACTTTGCGGACCTTGATCCTGGGGGCCACGGGCATGGAGTGGGAAATAAAGAGCAGCCAGGGCGCTTTCACGGCCAGGACGGCCCGGGCGATCCCCCAGAGTTATGTGGGCTCGGCCGATCTGCCCGCCCTTATCGTGGGCAACACTATCCTCCATGTGGCCAGGGGCCGGGCCCAGGTGCGCGATTTGAAATACGACTTCGGTTCCGATTCCTACCGGGGCAGCGACTGCACCATCATGGCCGCCCACTTGTTCGAGGAATTCAGGATAACCGGGTGGACCTATCAGCAGCACCCGGATTCCATAGTCTGGGTGGTGCGGGAGGACGGGGTCCTCCTGGGCCTGACCTATCAGGCCGAGCACGAGATCTTCGCCTGGCACCGCCACGAGACCCAAGGGCGCTTCAAGGAGGTCTGCGCCGTGCCTGACCTTCGGGAGGACGCGCTTTTCGCCGAAGTGGAGCGGGACGGGATTTTTTATCTGGAAGTGCTGGCCCCCACTTATATTGGCGGGGATTATTCCCGGGCCGTGTTTTTGGATTCCGCCCTGGTCTATGACCGGCCGGGCCGACCGGTGACGCATCTTTCGGGCCTGGGGCATCTGGAAGGCCGGACCGTGGGAATACTGGCCGGCGGGGCTGTGCATCCGCCGCGGGTGGTCAAGAACGGGGAGATCGCCCTGGAGAGCCCGGCCGAGGTGGTCATTGTCGGCCTTCCATTTACGTCCGACCTGGAGACCATGCCCTTGGAAACGGCCGGCCCGGAAGGGGTTTCAGTGGGCCGCAAGAAACAGGTGAGCGAGGTCAGTTTTATTTTCCGGGAAAGCGTCGGGGCCAGGGCCGGCCTGTCTTTTGATCGTTTGGAGACCATCAAGTGGCGCACGGACGAGCCTTACGGCCAGGGGCCGCGGCCTTTCAGCGGCCTTAAGAACGTGGTGGTCCCCGGTCTGGCCGAGCCCCAGGTGACAGTCTGCCTGCGCTCGGATGAACCCACCCCCCTGACCGTCCTGGCCTTAATGGCCAGGCTGGACATAAAGGGTTAAGGCATGGAACGTTTCATTGACTACCATATCCGCCCGGCCCGGCGGTCAGACGTGGATCTCCTGGCCCCCCGTCTTCGGGAGATCGATTGCCGGGAAGCGCGGGCCTTGAGCGGCCTGGCGCCGGAGGCCGCCCTGGCCTTGAGCTTTAAGTGGTCCGTGCGGGCCTGGACAGCCGTCATCGAGGGCCGGCCAGGCCTTATGTGGGGAGTGGGCCGCCTGGGCGGGCTCTTGGGTTTTGTCGGCGCCCCCTGGCTCCTGGCCTCGGATATTTTGGAGCAGCGGTCAGTGGCCCGGGAGTTTATCCGCCTGTCCCGGCCTTATGCCCGGGAACTGGAAAGGGGCTTCAGGCGTTTGGAGAATTTGGTCCACGCTGAAAATAGGCTGGCTGTCCGCTGGCTCAAGTGGCTGGGCTTCAGCTTTGCGGAAAAGCCGGAGCAATGGGGCGGCGAGAACTTTTATCGTTTTTGGAGGGATTTAGGATGTGTGATTTAAGCATCGCGGGTCTGGCCGCGACCCTGGCTTCCACGGTCGTGGGGGGCCTGGCCCAATATCAGCAAGGCCAGGCCCAGGCCGCGGCGGCCCGCCAGGCGGCCGAATATAATGCCCGGGCGGCCGAGGGCGAAGCCGAGACCCGGCGCAACCTGGCCAGGGCTGAAATAGAAAAGGGGGCCGCGGAACGCGACCGGGTCCTCCGGGCCGGGCTGGCCAAACAGGGCGAACTGGCCAACGGCCTGGGAGCTTCCGGTTTCACCCTGGACCAGGGGACCAACCTCAGCCTCCTGGGCCGGAGCGCCGAGGAGATCCAGGAGGAGGCCTCCCTCGCGGGCCAGGACGCGGCCCTGAAGGCCTGGAACCATTTGGCCGGGGCGGCCCGGACCGGGAACGAGGGGGCCTTGGCCCGGTACCAGGGACAGGGCGCGGCCGGCCAGTCCGGCAGCAAGCTGGCCGGTACCATCCTGGGCAGCCTGGGCCAGGGCCTGGCCTACAACAACAAATGGAAACCGTGGAGGTAGGAATGACCGTTGAGACCCAGTGTAATCGAGCCCAATATATCGGTAACGGCCTGACCACGGAATTCCCGGTCCCTTTCCCCGTGCTTCGGCCCGAGCATTTGAAATTGTTCCTGTGGGCCGATGACCACCAGACCGAAGTCACCGGCGGCTATACCGTCCTGGGCGCCGGGACCTCGGCCGTCCGGGTGAGGCTGGACAAAGCCCCGGCCGCGGGCTCCACCCTGACCATACTCCGCCGAGTGCCTTTTATTCAGCCGATGGCCCTCAGCAACAGCGGGCCTTTCAACCCCACCACCCTGGAGGGCTCGGCCGACAACCTGGCCATGCAGATCCAGCAACTGGCCGAGGAGAACGAGCGGGCCATTGTCTTTCCGGAAGGCCTGCCCGGCGAGCGGCCGAATTACGGTCTTCTGGCCGCCTTGGGCGCGGAGGCGGCCCAAGCCCGGGAGCTGGCCCGGGCCGAAGCTGACCGCGCCCAGGAGGCCGCGGCCTACGCCGTGGGTGAAGCGGTCGAGACGCTCCGGGCCGCGGGCCAGGCAGCCGAGAAGGCCCGGGATGAAGCCCAAGACGCGGCGGGCCGGGCCGCGGATGAGGCCCATGCAGCCGCCGGAGCGGCCCACACAGCTGCGGAAGCGGCCCACACAGCCGCCGAGGCGGTTAGGGATGAGCTGGCCGACCTGGCCGCCAACAAACTGGATGCGGCGGTCTATGAGGCCGAGGCGCCGCTTCGGATCAAGGCCAAAGTATGTTTCGCTTCCCATCATCCGGTCAATGACGCCCAGGTGACCATATTGGAAGCCTATAATATCGCGGCCGTGACCAGACGCGGCACGGGGCGCTACACCATAACTTTTCTTGAGCCGCTGGAGAACGCCAATTACTGCGTGGCCGGTATGGGCAGCGCGGCCAACGGCCGTTGGCTGGAGTATGACAGTCCGGCAACGCTTAGTACTTCAATACCCTATTATCAGCAGAGAAATAAAACTGTAAATGGGTTTGATATTGCGGGGACCGCGGGCCAAGGATTTGGCGACAATGTTTTTACCCCCGCGACGTTTATTGTTGTTTAGAAGCGCCTTACTCGGCCTGTGGCCGAAATTTGAAGGAAAGAACAAATATGTATGAGGTGATTATTAGTCTGGATTGCTTCGTCACTTCGTTCCTCGCAATGACGGATGAGGGGTGAAGGGCTTCGGCCTTTCTTCCGTCATTGCGAGCATAGCAGCGAAGCAATCCAGTAACTCAAATTTTGTTCTTTATGAGGAATGACCATGCCCATAGCTTACCCCGACCCCGACGGCGGAACTCTCGTCGCCCATCTGGCCCCCGGCATCACCGCCAGACAGGCCGCCCGGGCCATGCGGCTCGCCCCCGGCACCTGGCGGGAGATCACGGCCGAGGAAGCGGCCATACTGCAAAGACCCACCGAAGCTGAAAAGATCAAGGCCCGCCGGGCTGAAAAGTTGCGGGCCGAACCGGCCGGGTCAAAGAAGGTGACCCGTGCGTAAGATCAATGAAATCGTCCTCCACTGTTCGGGCACCAGACCCGACGCTGATATCGGAGCCAGGGAGATCCGCGAATGGCATGTCCAGGGCCAGGGCTGGCGGGATATCGGCTATCACTTGGTCATCCGCTTAAACGGCCTCATCGAGACCGGGCGGCCCCTGGACCAGGCCGGCGCCCATGTGGCCGGCCATAACGCCGACTCTGTCGGGATCTGCCTGGTGGGGGGCCTGGGCGAAAACGGCCGGCCCGAGGCGGCTTTCGCCCCGGAGCAATGGGCGGCCTTGCGCGCCAAGCTGGCTGAACTGAAAAACGCCTTCCCCGGGGCCCATATCCTCGGCCACCGGGATTTCCCCGGCGTGACCAAGGCCTGCCCCTCTTTTGACGTTAAAACCTGGCTGATGCGGGAAGGGCTGTAATATAAAGAAAGGTTTACCAATGCTCACCTTTGAAGAAACTCTCCTGGCCGGCTGGAACTTTTTAATAAAAACCGCTCACGGCTGGCAGCACAAGATCCTCCTGGCCCCGCCGGTGCTTTTTTACAACCAGGTCCTGGGGGGCGATGGCCATATTCTCCTGGCCTTCTACGGCGCGTTTTTTTTCGATCTCCTCGCCGGGGCCTGTTCGGCCCTCAAGCAACGGGCCTTTTCCCGCAAGAGGTTTGAACTGTGGGCGGTCAAACTCCTGGTTTACACTTTCTGCATCATATTCATCGGCCTGGTCGATCTGGCCTTTGTCCGGGCCTTGCGCGGCTTTCATGTGCCGCTCCTGGACATCATCGTGAGCATTATGCTGGCCGGCGAGGTGGGTTCCATTTTCACGAATTTACAGGAACTGACCGGCCGGGTGCCGCCCGTTCTGATGCGCGTCACGGATAAACTCAGGCATAAGGCCGGCCGGCATCTTGAAGATCTGCTCGAAGACAATGACCGGCCACAGTAGCCCCAGCTTGACATCCCGCTTGTTTTTAGCTATCCTGAAAATGAACCGGGGACGCTATGAACGCCCCCGGCTCTGGGGCAGCCCCCCGAGTTAATGGTCCTCGAAGGTTAAGCCCCGGTTCGGACTCCTATTCCGAACCGGGGCGTTTCATTTTATCGCGGCGATTAAGCCAGCGAGCCACGAACACCACGCCGTATGTTTTTGTTTCGCGTCTG